AAAACAGCGTTATGAAGAAATGACTGGCAAAACATCATGAACATCAAACACTCACCAAAATTCGACATTCACGCAATTGAACAATTTTATACTGAAAAAGATGGTGTTGAGGTAAAATATGTCTGCACTTCCGCTATCGGATCAGAATCATCTGCGGGAGATATTTTCTACCGAGCAACGCCACATCCTGAGTTTGGCAATCGTTATTTTAGTCTGACGCATAATGGTAAAAATCTTATGGTTGGCAATGCCGATAAGATTGAAGAAGCCGAGTTTGGTATGGTTGAAGGTCCTGCTGGTTGGGAATACTCTCAACACCGTCACGACTACCGACAAGTTGGCAACTGTGCTGTTGATGGTGGCCGTTCATACTTTCGTCGTGTTGGAGACTTGAGTGCTCCTGCGAAATACATGAAACTTGTAGATGGCAAATTTGTGGAGAAATAGAATGATTAATCTAATGCAAGGCGACTGCTTAGAGCGGATGAAAGACATCCCTGAAGGATCGGTTGACATGGTGTTGACTGATCCCCCTTATGGCACGACGTCCTGCAGGTGGGATATTGTTATCCCGTTTGAGCCTATGTGGGAGCAGTTGAAGCGTATCACTAAGCCATCTGGGGCTATTGTGTTGTTTGGTAGTGAACCCTTTAGTAGCACCTTGCGGCTGAGTAATGTAAAGCATTATAAACATGATATTTACTGGAAGAAGGAAAAGGCAACTAACTTCTTTCAATTAAAGAAGAGGGTTGGTAAGGTGACGGAGAATATATGTGTATTCTATGAATCTCAGCCCACATATAACCCACAAATGGTTAAGCACGAAGGGAAGTTAGTAACTAATAAAGCAAGAGGAACACACGACTCGGTTGTTTCGGGTAAGTCAAGTAAGGCAATAACGCCATATAAAGACACAGGTTATAGGTATCCTATTGATATATTAGAGGTAAATAGAGTTCCATTAGGTAAAACTCAACACAACACTCAAAAGCCCGTCCCTCTCATGGAATGGCTTATCAAGACCTACACCAACGAGGGTGAAACGGTGCTGGACTTCACAATGGGCAGCGGCTCAACGGGCGTAGCAGCTAAAAACCTTGGCCGTAGTTTCATCGGCATTGAGATGGATGAGAACTATTTCAATATTGCCAAGGAGCGGATTGATGGGGCAGAAAAACTTCGCCCGCAACCGCGACCGGAGGGAGAGACAGAATGACTGCCTTGATCGGAACAGACGAACTGCTAGACCGCATTAAAATGCTTGAGGCGGAAAACGAAAAACTACGCAAAGCGCTCGATATCTATCAACGTGAACGTGATCGCTATAAACATGCAACCCCAGAAATGAGTGGGTTGTATTTCTTGACTGGTGGCCATGGACCTAAGGATGATAATCAAATGCCCCAGTTTGTGGAAATCTGTCCTGCATATGGAGCGGGTTGGGTAATGATTTATGAAGATACTGGTCGCACTATTAGCTATGAGGGATCGTGATGAGCATGACAAGTAAAGCACAAGCCTATGATGTTCTGGTAAGAGAACTGTTTAGATTGCTTGATATCACAGAACAGACTGATGAAGGCAGATACTTTAGACCTAATGTAATCCATTCTCGTCGTGCAATGGATGCAGAAAAGCTAGAACAGGTTTTGAAAGACCTGAAAAACGTATTGGAGGATTGGGGATAATGTACAAGCCGGATAATTGGGTAATCATCAAACTCAAAGGAGATGACCCGCATTATCGTGTTCTTGCGGGCTGGTCTGGAGGATACACGACTGGCGACTCTTGGCGTATGAACAGTGGTATTACAAAGGTAGAAGAAGATGACAGCGCTTATTATTTCTCTGGTTCTAGTGGCTCTACATATCGTTGTGGTAAAGAGTCTTACACGCTAAGAATGAATAACGCTCATGTATGGGCTGCTCTTGAGCACCGTTATGGCGATAAAGTTGAACTGATGCCAGAAGATACTGATTTTATGAATATGGATTGGATTATTAAACAATAATATGAAAGGTGAATTTAGGGGTTTACATCTCTGTTTGATTGTGGTATAACGTCATGACAACAGCAATACTTAATACCGACGGCGGTGATGATAGTATGCTATTTCATATGCGAGTAGATGGCGTAACATTTACGGTCACATACTGGGACTATGATGAAATTTACACAAATGCCACATACGAAGATGTAGCCTTTGCCTTTGATATGACAATTAAAAGAAATGATATAGAGCTTTCAGCAGAAAGCCTTGATCTTGCTATTAATCTTGTATTAGACTTCCTTACAACTGGAGAATTTTAAATGAAAGCTTATATCGGACCGTATAGACATCGCTGGGTGAGCTACGTCCATGACAAATACATGGATAAAAAATACGGAGTGCAGTGGAAAGAAAGCAGCACTAAGTTTGAGCATCTCCTAGAAAAGCTTGAAGATGGTTTGCAGTGGCTTTATAATATTACTATTAATCAAATCATAGACAGACGTAGTGATCAAAAAATCAAGGTTCGCGTTGACAAGCATGACACTTGGGGAATGGATCACACTCTTTCTCATATCATTCTACCTATGCTTAAACAACTGAATGACACTAAACACGGTGCACCATTCGTAGGTGATGAAGATGTTCCAGAAGAACTTCGTAGCACATCTGCGCTGCCCAAAAAAGATCAATACGACTTGGACGACAATCACTTTAAGCGTTGGGACTGGGTCATGGATGAGATGATCTGGGCCTTTGAGCAGAAGCAAGATGATGATTGGGAAAGCTCTTATTACGAATACGAGGAAGATCCTTCTAGCATGTTTGGTCTAAAACTTGTTTGGTCAGACGATGAAGGTCGCAAAGCACACCAAGCACGTATGACCAACGGTTTCAAACTGTTTGGAAAATATTACGAAAATTTGTGGGATTAACCGCATTTTTTTGTTTACAGTCTCCTTATGATATGATAGAACTTATATAACATAAGGAGATACACTATGATTATTGTTAATGACCTTCAAGATGCCACAATGATGAAGGACAAACTGTCTAGAATTATTCGTAATTCCGTTAACTGCGATAAATCTAGCAAAGACATCCTTGTCGAGCTCATGTTTCTTGTTGAAGATCTTAGCGAAAACATTGATCGCATTGATCGTATGAATTCTAAAATTCTTGTGGAGAGCTCACGTGAAATTTAATGTAAAAGATTTGGATCTAGATCAGCTTGAAAAGGATACCATCCTTGAAGCCCAAGAGATATGGAATCCTGAAGGTGATCGAACATATCAGAATGTATATGATATGGTTTCTATCGGTAAGCCAGCTGAAAACTTTTTGAAAGAAAAGGCAAAGTTTACAAACGATATTCGTAAATGGCACGATCTGGTATCTCCGTGTGGGCATACAGTAGAAGTCAAAGTACGCAATCCAATGAAGATTGCCGCTACTTTGTCTGAGTTGTCTATGCTAAGAGCTGATCCAAGACGTTATCTACAATCCGATTGGGTATTTATTTTTACGATGGAAGGTCGAGAGACATATAATCTTCATGGCACATACAAATGGAATGATGGCATGGGCGAATACATGTCAGAAACATTTGACTGGAAGTCTGAATACGAGGTCTGGTCTTCTTTGAATGCTGACCGTGAATTTTTGATAAACTACTAATACACTGTGTACAATACAATCCACATGATCTATTCTGATCGTATACATAATGGAGATACTTGATATGAAAATCGCAACAACACAATCCGAACGTCTGGCTCTAATCAAAGAGATTGCACAGCGTAAAAAGCTTATGTCAAAAATCAAATCAGAGTCGAATTTGGTTATCGGTAAAGCGAAGGCATCATCTAAACCTGCTCGTACTTTCATGGATGTTCCAGAAGATGCTTCAAAAAACCCAAATTATTATACCGACTCAAGCAAATATGCTGCGCAATACTACGGCGAAACATTCCATGAAACCACAAAGTTTGATAGCCACTTTGCGAATGGTGATTGGGACTAATGCTTGATAAGCAAGTTGCGAATGTCATTAAAGATAATATGAATATGATGGTGCCTTTTTATCTTATGGCTTCATACGCGTATTATGTTGACGATGATCCTATTTTAACCGATGGGTTTTATGACAATCTTGCCAAGATCATTTATAAAGAATGGGATAATATTACGCATCGGCATAGAGATGTGATAGATAAAGATGCGCTGAAAGCAGGAAGCTTTTTGGGAAAATATCCAAGCATCATTGAAGGTGCATTAAAAAGTTTTCGCGATAACACAAAATAAATGTGTACAAATGCTATCAAATATGATAGGTTACTACACACAATATATGATAAAGGACTATAATATGAAGAACTTGAATTCAGCAAAGGAACTAGACGCAATGGCACAGGATACAAATATCCCAGAATCTGTGGAAGAACTGGAATTGCTTGCCTCCAATATTCGTAGCCAAATTCGAATTAAAATGATCGAAGAGCTACAAACCGGAACGCGAGTTGTGACATTCACAAAGGTGAATGGCGAACAACGTGAAATGACATGCACATTGGACCCGAATCTTATTCCAGATCCAATTGAGACCAAAGCCAACAAATCACCTAAGGCTGTAAATGAGGAAGTTCTTCCTGTATGGGATACAACAGCACAAGGCTGGCGCGCCTTTCGCATCGATAATGTGACTTCTTTCACATGAATTGGTTCACATATATCAAGTATATGATCATCTTACGGTGGAATACATTGTTTCGCCGTAAGAGTGAAAAGGGCCATCTATACATTTACGAGCAAAACGTGGACGACGACAAATAGGAAATTAAAATGGATCCATTTACAGTTACACTATTGACTATCGCTGGATGCTCTATTGCATCGTTTATGATTGGTTATAATCTAAACAGAATCCACAAAGATGAAGTCATTAATAATACTATAACCTACCTGTGTGATAATGGGTTTATTAAACATTATGTCACGGAAAACAATGAGATTGAACTTGTTGAGTTGAATAAGGAAATGCCATATGGTAGCCAAGACCCTAAAGAAGAAGATTAAGACTCTTCCGCGTAAAATCAAAACAGGTCTGGCTGCAGCTCCTACAGATGATTTCCGTTGGTTCTATGACTATATCCGTATGGAAGTAGACAAGAAAGATCTTGCTTCAATTATTAAAAGCTATATCAAAAAGCATTTTAAAGGTGCCGAGCAAAAGCTTTTGCTGTCTGCGCCTGAATGGTGTTATACAGCTGAACCCGGAGTTGCAGCATCAATTCATTGGCAAGCGCTGGGACATGAATTTCCAGTTAAATGGGATGGTGTCAAGAAGGTTCAGTCGTATATTGATCGAATCAAATCTAGGGCATTGGATAATGTGAAAGAGGATGATGCTGCTTCTGTGGTAACTCGACGTTCTCCAATGGAATTGGTTAAAGAAAAGAACTCTGAATTTATTTCTGAGATTGAAGTCACGATTGATATGTTCGGCACTGAGGTGTTTAATGATTGGGATAATTATTCCGTCTACAATGAAATGATTAAGGCTAACCTCAGCGCTATCGGTGGTAAAGCTGTAATTGATTTCTATACCCCTTTGAAAGAAGAGCTTGAAGAGCTGGTGGAAAAGAAAACTCCAGATTTGGTTGAAGGCTATTCTCATATGAGTAAACCACAGCAGAAGAAATATCTTAAACTCATCTCGTCTATTATTGATGATGCAAACCGATATTGTGCAAGTAAGAAAGCTACTCGTAAGCCGGCAAAACCTCGTGTCAAATCAGCAGATAAACAAGTAGCAAAGTTGAATTTCGCACCAGAGTCTTCTGAGTTTAAGATTACATCTATTAATCCGTCAAATATTATTGGCGCAAGAAGGCTGTATACATTCAACGTAAAATATCGTATAATTACTGAATATGTGTGTGAACGTTCAAATGGTTTTGAAGTGCGTGGATCTACTGTGTATGGCATCGATGCCGCTGCAAGTAGAGCTGTTAAGCTTCGCAAACCTGAAGAGTCGTTGACCACATTCCTGACCAAAACTCCTACAGCAATTAATAAGTTTTGGTCAACTCTCACCACAAAGACTATTGACGACGTGAATGGTCGCATTAATAAGGACACTATCATCTTAAGGGCACTTGATAAATGAGTCAATTCTTAACAAAGAGCGAGTTCACAAAACTCGTTGAGAAAAACGTCCTCACACAAAAGAATTCATATATGGATGTTATTCTGGATCTATGTGAAAAGCACGAAATTGATCCAGAGGATGTGAAGAAGTTTCTATCA